GGAACTTTCACAAATAATATTTTCTCCTGGTCCATTAATTTTTAAACTTAGAAAAATGTTAAAAGATTTTACATCAGAAGATCATTTATTATTAACTGGAGATCCTGCAATTATTGGTGTAGCATGTTCTATAGTTTCTGACATGACTAATGGTAAATACAACTTACTAAAGTGGGATAAGCAAGAAAGAAAATATTATCCTATTGAGATTAACTTATATGAAAGAGGAAAGATAGATGAGTAACATAGACTTTGAAGAAGACCAACAAAATGCAATGTCTAAAACAGACAACATTCAATCTCTAGCTGATCAAGTTGAAAGACTTGAAAAAATGAATAGAGGAATTGAAAAGACAGAAGAGTCTTTAAAAGAACAAAAAAAACAGAAAGACCATGTATCCATGGAAGTTATTCCAACTCTAATGAGTGAGATGGGACTAGCAGAACTTAAATTAGTAGATGGATCTGTGGTAACTGTTAAACCGAATTATAGCGCAAGCATCACTGTTGCAAACAGAGAAGCTGCGTTTAACTGGCTTCGTAACAATGGACTAGGAGATATTATTAAAAACGAGATCTCAGTATCTTTTGGTCGTAACGAGGATAACAAGGCGGCAGATTATGCTACCCTTGCACAGGAGCGTGGGTTTCAACCGACACAGAAGTTGAAGGTTGAACCCATGACCCTAAAAGCGTTAGTCCGTGAACGTATAGAGGCAGGTAAAGAAATGCCAACGGAAATTTTCAACGTATTCGTTGGAAATCAAACAACAATAAAAAGGAAACAATAACCATGAACAACGTAGTAAAAAAAGAAGAAGCAGGCGCATTAGCAGTCAACATGTTTGAAGCTGATGCAAATCAAGGCGCAGAAAATATGTCTCAAGATGATTTGGCATTACCTTTTCTAAAAGTGTTAGGACAACTATCACCGGAAGTAAATAAGGTACATGCAAAATATATCAAAGATGCTGAACCAGGAATGATATTAAATACAGTTAGCGGTCAATGTTATGATGGTGCTAAAGGTGTTGACGTACTTCCAGTTCACTACAAGAGACAATTAGTTGAATGGCAAGATAGAGGTGCCAGTGCTGGTGCTCCAGTTGCAATTCACGGTGCTGAAAGTGACATCATGAGTAAAACTACTCGTGACAAATCATACAAAGATAGATTACCAAATGGTAATTATATCGAAAACACGGCTAATCATTTTGTAATTTTGTTAGGAGATAGTCCAACAACTGCATTGATTTCTATGAGAGCTACTCAATTAAAAGTTAGTAGAAAATGGAACTCAATGATGATGGGTATCAAACTACAAGGTAAGAATGGTTTATTTACACCACCAACATTTAGCCACATTTACAAACTAAAGACTGTTCAGATGTCAAATGACAAAGGAACATGGTTTGGTTGGGATGTGTCACAAGTTGGTCCTGTACAGGATAAAGGTGTGTATGAGATAGCTAAAAATTTCGCAGAGAGAGTTGGCAGTGGTGAGATTGAAGCTAAACCAGAAAATCAAGAAACATTAAAAACTGATTCTATAGTTTTATAGGTTCCTAGGACATAGGCGGTGAAGGGAGACTGGAGCCGCCTATATATATAAATTATGGTAGAGAATTTTATAAAGATATTTGAAGGCTATAACTGGGCTAGAGGAACGTTTACTAAAGATAAATCTAAACTTCCAGGAAAAGCTGAGGGTAAGTCTACAGTTTATAGAGAAGAGGTAACTAAACCTATATGGGAAAACCATTTAAACGGTATAGGACCTAGTCTCGGTATTATGCCTGTTAATGAAAACAGTGAGGCTCAATGGGGTTGCATTGACGTAGACGATTTTAATTTAGATTACGAAGGAATTTTACAAAACATAAGAAAATTAAATTTACCATTAATAATGGTAAGATCTAAAAGTGGATGTGCGCATATCTTTTTATTTATTAATCGTTTTATTCCTGCAGAAGAAATTAGGTTTGTAATGATTAAATTTGCAGCGCAATTAGGAATTGCGGATAAACTTGATAGAATTTATCCAATGCAAACAGAATTTTTAAAAGGGGGAACTGGTAGTTGGTTAAACATGCCTTATTTTAATTTAGAGGAAGGTGGAAGATATGCTTATAAAGATGACATGGAGTCTGCAAGTATAGAGGAATTTTTTGAAATGTATGAAAAATATGTTCAAGAAGACTTGGATAAATATTTACAAGCGGAGCCTGAAAAAAAAGTAAAATCTAAAGAAAAGAAAATAAATAAACCATGTGAATTACCTTGTATTACAAACTGTAAATCAGCTAATAATGGTAAAATACCTAAAGGTTCTAGAAATGAAATACTGTTTCACCAAGGTGTTTATTATAGCAAGGCACATGAGGATATTTCAAAAGCAGAAGGAATTATAAAAACTCCAGAGACTTTATTGAGAGAGTTTAACTCTAATTCTATGGTTGAGCCTTTAGATGAAAAAGAAATACTTGTTGTAAGTCAGTCATTATTAAAAAATGAATATAAATATAAATGTAAAGTCCCGCAAATTAAAAAGTATTGTGATGTATCAAAATGCAAAACAAATCCTGCTGGTATAACTCCAGAGGAAGCTAAGGAATTAATCACAGCACACGACATATTAGGATCTATACATGAGTATGGAAGTGTACCTCCTAAATTTTTTATGTACGTTCAAGTTAAAAAAACATCTGAAACATTAAAATCTGTAAGAGTAGAATTTACAGGAAGTGAATTAAAAAACAAAATGTTGTTCATGAAAAAATTACATGACTGGGGACATTTTCCTCCAAAGGTTTTAGATCAAATGAAACCTAATGACTTTGCAGATTTTATTGACGGTTTATTAGAAAGAAGAGGTTTTGAAATTGCATCTGAAGAAGCAAATATTGATTTTGATTTTAAAGTTTTAATGAGAGATTTTTTAGAGAAAACTACAGTGAGTATAGATAAAGCAGATATGTTAGATGGTGCTTGTTTTTACGATATGAAGAAAAAATTAATGCATTTTAAATTAAATAAACTTCAACAATATTTACAAGCAAACAGACAACCTATGCACAGCAGAGAGTTGACCTTTAAAATAACTAAAATTTTAAATGGTAGGAAAAACAATGGTAAAGTTAAAGATAAATTAGGCCAAGAAAGATCTTGTCCGACTTGGGAGTACCCAGAAGATAGAGACAATTTTATAATTACTTTTAATGGTAACGAAGCACCACAGGAAATTGAAAATGCAGAAAATTAGAATCGCTGGTCCTCCAGGAACAGGTAAAACTACTTACTTAGTTAAAAAATATTATGAAGCGTTGAGCACTTATCAACCTGCAGATATTATAGTTATCTCTCATACAAACACAGCTGCTGATCATATTAGGGGAAAAATATTAGAGATTAAAAGTATGAATAATTATTTACAAGAGACTGGAATAAATGTTTTAGATATTGTTCAAGCAAATAAAAAAACACTGGAAAGAAACGTTTCTACTATTCATAAATATTGTAAAGATCAATTACTTGGTGCAACAGTTTTTGAGATAAATGATTACGATGTTTTAAAACAAAAGTATCCAATATTTAATGATTGGACTAAAAATATAAAGTTTAATTACACAACAAGATTATTTAAATCACATCCTTTTTTTAAATTTGTTTCGTTTGCAAGAGACAATGGTAAAGAATTAACTAAGTATTACAGAGAACTTTCTTACGAAGATAGGGAACTTTATAAGTATAGTATCACAGAATTAAATGAGATGAATAATCTTTACACTGAATACAAAACTAATTCACTAATTAATGGAGGGAGATCAAGCATATTAGATTTCCAAGACATGGTGGAAAAGTTTTGTGAGTTACGTAAAGACCCTATTATAAAAGTTCTAATAATAGATGAAGCACAAGACTCAAGTTGTATACAAAGAAGAGCAGAAGAAAAAATGTCTAGAAACTCTGAATTATTTTACAAAGCAGGAGACCCTGATCAAACAATATTTGAGTTTGCGGGCGCTGACCCACATGCTTTTCATTTAGAATTTGCACATCCTGAAGTAGAATTAAAAATAGGATACAGGTGTCCAAGGTTAATCAATGAATGGTGCAGAGAAATAATTAAACCTATATGGTTAAAATATGAGTACACTAGAACTTGGAGTCCAATGAGAGAGTTGGATAAAGACGGTAAACCTACAGGACCAATTGTAGAAGGAGAAATATTTAATTTAATGAGTTTAACTCAAGATCCAAATTTACATGAATTATCTAACAGGTTACTCAACACCAAAGAAACTTTTATTTTTACTTATCGTGGAGGAGAACCAGAAAATTTAATTGATTTTTTAATTAAGAATAATATGCCTATGGGGTTTTTATCTGACAAAATAAAATGTTTTAGTTATCCCAAAAAAGAAATTGAAGTACAAAGAATGTATCTTAATTTTTGTTTTGGAAAAGAAGAATTGCCATTGAGTAAAATTAAAAAGATAATTAAAAGTATGGATCCTGGATACTACCAACCAGGATTTAAAATAGAACATTTAGAAGAGTTAGAAAAGAAAAAATACACTCTTGATTATTGTATTGACAGTGGATTTTTATCTCCAGTTATTAAAAAAACATCAGATTTTCAAAATATTACAGCACAATCTGATTTAAAAATTAAAAACTATGTACGTAATATTGTTAATAATAACAGAGACTTACAAGATATTAGAGTTTTTGTTGCAAATATACATACTATTAAAGGGATGGAATTTGACAATGTAGTTTTAGATTTAAAAATAAATAGGGAGGAAAGAACAATGGATGATAAAAGAAGAATAAAGTTTGTTGCGGGCTCACGTGCCAAAAAAACTTTATGGACTATTAAATCGAAAGGACAGTTATCACTATGAAAACTTACGACAAACAAATAGGAGGATCTCATTACAAAGATATGGTGATTCAACCAGCAGATTTTATAAACAAAAACAAGTTACTTTTTGCAGAAGGTAATGCAATTAAATATATCTGTAGACATAAGGCTAAAGGTAAGTTACAAGACATAGAGAAAGCTATTCACTATTTAGAAATGATAATAGAAAGGGACTACAAATAATGTGTACACCTCCAGATTTATCGGAATTAGATAATTTACAAGACGTAGATACGGTTGCTATTGACTTAGAGACCCATGATCCAAATTTAAAAACTCTTGGATCGGGTGCCATTATAAATGTAGGTAAGGTTGTAGGTATTGCTGTCGCGTTTAAAGATAAAAAATTATATTATCCAATAGGTCATGTAGGAGCTAGACCTCCCTATACTGCCAAGAAAGTTTGGAAAAAGTTAAATGATAATATATTTCAAAATAAAAAGATAACTAAAGTATTTCATAACGCGATGTATGATGTATGTTGGATTAGACAAGCAACAGGGCTCATGGTCCAGGGACCAATAGCGGATACAATGATAGCGGCCTCTGTTATTGATGAAAACAGAATGAGGTATAATTTAGATTCTTTATCAAAAGATTATCTTGATGAGAAAAAATACAAGAATGATCTTCAAGATAAAGTTGATGAAGAGTTAGGTATACCAGACGCGATCGCTAATATGCATCTGTTGCCTTATAAACTTGTAAAAGATTATGCAGAGCAGGACGTTAATTTAACTCTTAAACTTTGGAATATTTTTAAGAAAAAAATAGATGCACCTATAGAAATAAAACTAAATGAAAATGGTAAAGTTATTACTAAAATTAAAACACTTAGAAACATATTTAATTTAGAGATGGATTTGTTTCCTTGTTTAGTTGACATGAGATTTAAAGGTGTAAGAGTAGATACAACTAAAGCTAGCACTTTAGGTAATGATTTAAAAAAAAGAATGAACAGTATTTTAAAAGGCATACACAGACGAACAAATGTTTTGGTTGAAGTTTGGGCAGCGGATT